TTGATGGTGATTTACCTATAAATTCTATATTTGTTTTTAATCTAATATCAGAAAAAAATTTTTTAACAAAAGATTTAGCTTTACTAGCAGCTTTTTTAATAGGTTTAATTATTTTTTTAGCTACTTTTTGTCCTGGTTTTGTAAATAATGCAGCAGCTGCTAATGTGTAAGGATTAGCTAACATAGCAGGATTCATTGTTGTCATACCTACATTTGCACTAGCTAATTGTCCAGCAAATGTTTTTCCTAAAACTTTTTGTGTTGCATATCTAACTGCAAAATCTTTACCTGCATCTAATGCTGCCCCAAATAATTGTTGCTTCATAGATGGTTGTGTTGCTTCAAGCATTGATTGAAAATCAGGTAAATCACCCATTTCTTGTCTTATAGGTGTTGCTGCCGCTATTCTTTGTGCAACAGCAAAAGGATCAGTTTGTTTTCCTTCTTGTTCTGTAGTTGTATCGGGCAATTGACCAAATTCTAATTGTTTTTCTTGTTTACCTTCTGTTTTAAATGTTCCTGTTGTAGCATCATAAGTTATTCTTCCAGGATCTTCTCTTTGTAAAATATTTTCTGTTTGTTTCCCAATATCAGTATCACCAGCCGTACCAGTTGCTAATGTAGTTTTAGTATCACCTTCATATGCTTCAAAAGCATTTGTATTAATAACTGGTTTAACAGGTTTATTTATATCTTCATATTCATATTGACCTGTTGCTGTGTTTTGTACTAATCGTAATACCATTATTGTTTATTGCGTTTGTTCGCCTCTTTTAGATTGAGTATTTGCCGCACTAAAGCCAGTTTCCCCTGGCATCGATACATTGCCTGTTCCGATGTTGCCACCTCCAGCTCCTGTTGGATCTGTTGGCGAAGCTCCTGTAGGTATTGGGCTAGTTTGTCCCATTTGACCTGGTCTTCCAGTAGCGGTTGTATTGTTTTGATTTCCATTTGCCATCCCCATTATTTGTGCATAGATCGCAGCTTTTTCTGGATCGTTAATTAATTGATCTGGATCAATATCTAAAGATTTAGCAATTTCAGTTAAACATGTATGCCATCTAACAAACGGTGCAAGTGCAGGGTTAGATGCAGTTTGCATGAATGTCATTAATCTTTGAGATCTAACTTCTTTTTGCATTAATGAAGAAGTTCCTTGTGCTCTGATTTCTAGATCACCTTTGATATGTGGAGTATCTTCATTAAATTGCATGTTCCAATAAAATAATGATTCTCCTAGGGGCTTTAATAAATAGTCATCAATATTTTTGATAACTGTTTTTATACTTAATGCTGCTGCACCCATAAGCATTGACATACCTGATGCAGTTCTTGTTGTAGATTGTACACCTGTTGCTCCATGTGAATATGAAGGTATGCCAGTTGCTTCATCTGCAATTTGTCTAAATTTATCAAACATTTGTAAATTTTCATATGCTGTATTAGGAAATTTAACTCCATGTACAGCTTGTCCTGTTTGACCACTTTGTCTTCTAAATATTTTACCAGGAAATACTTTCATATCCTGACCAGGCACTAACATTGTTTCATCAACATCAAATACTAAATTACCTGCTAGTGCTAAGTTATCAATAGCCATTCTTGCATGACCATTCATAACTATTTGTGAGTCTTCCATATTTTCTGGAATGCCTACACCAAAAAATTGATAAGGATTTAATTCATATGGACATACTAAGTATGGTATACGATTTGGTGTAAATGGATTTTCTACCATTCTTAAAACTTTATTACCACAAATCCATACATTAACAGATACTACATCTCCTGTTCCTTCGTATGTTAAACCACATTCATCTGCAGTTTTTTTATCTATGACACCCCAATATTCTAGAACTTCAAATCTATTTTTATAAATACTTGTAATATTTTCTTTATCATATAAAGATGATTCAAAACCTCTTGTTTGATAATTTGGACCCATCTCTAAACATTCTTGTACTGCTTCAGCATTAAACATTGGTTTATCCATTAAATCTTGAAACTGTTGCTTATTGTAAGAATGTCGTTGAATAACATAATCACAGTCATTTATACTTGTTGCATTTGGATCTGGATAAAAATCCCAACAAGATACAGCTTCTATTGAAGGTACAGTTTTAACTTTTTTAACTCTAATGTTTATTTCATTACCTTCATCATCTTCTGCAGTATCAAATGAATTATATTCTTTTAAATCTGTAAATGGACCTTTTAATACTCCTGTGCCAAGTAATGCCATTTCAAAAAATACATGACGCATAATTGTAATAGCTCTACTTTCTTCTAATTGATCATGCAATAATTTTTGCATTGCTTCTGCAGCTTTTCTTGCTGGTTCTATTTGTGGTTCACCAGCTGGTGCAGGTCCTTCTGTAAAACCTAAATTAGAATATTCTTGTGCAATATTTTTCATTAGGTCATCAGCAGTTGCACCTGGAGGAATTGCTCTACCATCACCATTAAAACCATATGCATCCATAGGTTCTTGTGGTTGTTGTTGTTGTTGCTGTTTTAAATGTGCTCTTTTTGCAATATCTTCTGGTACAGAAGTAGGCATTACACCTAATGGAAATTTACCCTGTGAAAATAAAACTTCTATAATTTGACCAAACGAAGCTAATACTTTAGTCTTTGTTATTTTAACAAAAACTCTAGACCTTTCGTTTTCACGAAATGCCATTTCAGGTCCGTATATTCCTCTATAGTTTCTGTAAGCCTTTAACCATCTTTTTTCATCATAGACTTTAGATGTTTCAGCTTGTTGAAATTTACTTCGTACTAAACCAACTAGAGGATTACCTTCGGCTTCGTAGCCTCCATTTTTAGTTTTATCTTTTTCCATTATTAAATATCTTTTGAATTTTTTAAAAATTCATCTATTACAGATTGATTTAAACCATATAAAGACATATTTCCTTTTTTTATACTTCTAGTAGAACCTGGAATTAAACTTTCTAATTTTTCAAAATCTTGAGGTGTAGCAGCTTTTTCAATTTTTTTAAGTATAGATTCTATACTACCAGCAGTTTGTCTTTGCATTTTTTTCTCTGCGTAGTTTAAATTATCTTCTCCTGGTTTATCAGGAAAAGGAATTACAGGTTGGTTTCGAAAAGTCTTTTTTTCTTCTGCCATTAGTAATCTCTTTCTTCAGCCATTCTAAAAATTGATGGATCTACTTTTGATTTTGATTTACCTTTCTTATCATTGCCATCACCAGACATAGCTCCCTGTTTAACTTTTGAATTAGGGTCTATTGCCATAGGCTCATTTGGAGCTTTTGGTGTATCAGGTGCAAGTTCTCCATGCATGTATCTTTTCATCATGTTATGTTCTCCTAGTTATTATTAATAATCTTTTTCATTAGCCATATTAAACAAAGACTCTTGTACATGTTCAGCACCAGGTTTGCTTGGAACATCTGGATCGTATTCAAATGGTTCTTGCTTTCTGTGTGTATGTTGAGAAAAGTCAATATTAGTATGTTCCCTGTTAGGCTGTTTGCCATCAGGGCTATCACTTAACTGACCTTGTTTAACTTTAGCTTTTGGATCGAATTTAGTTTCCATTATTCATTCTCCTCATCATCGATATCATCGATATCTTCATCCATGTCCTCATCTTCATCATCTCTAGAGTCCATTAGTTTTTGTTCTAATAGATCTAAATCATCACGAATACAATCGATAATATCTTCCATAGTTTTTTCTTTCTTTTTTCTTGGCATGGGGTTTTCTCCTATATTTTAATTTTCTTTATTGTTAAAACATTTTTGGTTGGTATGGTTGTATAGTTACCACCTTGCTTTATATCGTTGTTATCCTCAAAACTAAAATCAGCCATTATAACTGTAGTTGTTGAATTTTGATTAACCAACCATCCAACACTACAACATATTGCTGTCTTAGATTTTTTTATATCAACTATATCGGACCAATTAGTCTCACCGATAATGTCTTCCCAATAAATCCTAACTAATGGATAGGGGAAATTTTTTTTACTTACTTCTGGTATTTTTCTTTTTTTTGACACTTTTTAATTTACCAGAATTTTCCATAGCATAAAAAATAGATTGACCTTTCTTTTTGCCATATCTTTTTTCCATGTCTTTTTTAATTTTTTTACCTTTTTTATTTAGTGGCATTAATATCCAAATTTTGAATCTGTTATATAATCATTATTTTGAGAGAATGATGCTCTGAATCTTGCTGCATATTTTGGATGTGTAGGTCTACTCATACAACCATAACGTAAAGCGTCATACGCATGATCTTCTGCATTAGTATCTACATCTTCAGGATTCTTATCATCTGTTGGTAATGCACTTAAAGTTCGTATAAGATTTTTACAGTTTTTAAATACTCTTATTCCTGGTTGCTCATTAACAACTCTTAATCTTTTATGAATTTCAAGTTTACCATTAATTCTACTTTTAGGTGATCTATCTGATGGTCTCCATCTACAGCCTTGTTGTATCATTGTCTCTGCAATACTAGGACCAACATCACCTCGTTTAGCCCATGTACTAACATCTAATACACCATAGTGTATATACTCACCTTTTTCTAAAGTAAGTACTTGTCTAGCGAAGCTATCCGCTGTAACTTTTTTGGTATACAATTCTCTATAGATCCAGAGATTGTTATCATAATCCACAGCAAACCAAAGCACACAAGCAGGAGAAGAATAACCCCAATCAGCAGCACGGAATTTATACCAACTCCTAGGTATTTCGAAAGGTTCGACAATGTGAGTTGTTTTATTAAATTCTGGAAACGCTGAGTCTTCATATGCATCCCAATCTCCATCTAAAAATTGTTTTCTTTGTACTTCTGGTAATGATGCTAACATGATATAGTAATCATCTGTTTGCATCAAATAAGGATTGTCTTGTAGTTTAGCAGGTATAAATCTTCTCGTAATAGTTCTATTACCATTAGGAGTATTTATATTTACATCAAACGATTTGTTTGGTTCTCCTGGTTCTACAAACATTTCCCGTACCCACTGTGAACCAACATTACCTGGATTACCAGTGGATCTCATAAACACAGGAATATCCTTATCTACTGACCTTAAAGAAGATCGTAAAAAATTATATATATCTGGCGAATGATATTGTGGTAGTTCGTCTATTCCTATCCATGTGTAAGATTGACCTTGGTAACGTAAAGCGTCTGTCATATTCTCTGCGTATCCGAACTCTATCTTTGCCCCTGATGGGAATCGCCATTCTTTTTCTTGCTCTCTCCATTTTGCTCCTGGAAATGCCCTGCTATATAAACGTTGAGAGTGATTAATTAAATCTCTCAATTCAGGCATTGTCCTTCTAATTAGGAGTGCTCTGTGATTAGCATTGGAACAATATCGAAGCGGGTCTACTAGCATCGCATATGATTTACCACCGCCTCTTGCTCCACCATAAAATACTTCCCTTTCGGAAGCTGCAAGAAATTCTGTCTGTGGACCTGAATTAGGTTTGAAGATAACTTCTTGCTGGTTTATGTGCTCTTGTACAGTCTTAGGAGCACTCTCGATTTGATCTTCTGTAAGTAGTTGTGTGTCTTTACCTTGTAAAGATTTATTTATAGTTAACAGTTTATTTTTAATATTTTCTGCTGACTGTTTGGCAGATCTTAGAGATTGTTCTGCCTTTGCAACTT